TCCATTTTTTCGATATCATGTTTATCCGGAAGTTTTTCAACATTTATGTTGAGTTCATCTATCTTCCCGATAAGTTTGTGTAAAGCCTCGAGAATTTGTACTTCTTTGTTTATTGGTTTTTCTTTAACATCAACCGAAGTAACTTCCAGGGTCATAAACCATTCTGCATCCGATTGTAATGTTGTGTATGTATTATCTGCTCTTAATTCGTATAGTTCGAAATTGAGTTTTTGTATGGATATAGGATTAAATAAATTGGTTTTTCTATTAAAACCACGCCACTGTTTGTCGTGTTGTTTATAATTATTTGAACCATCGAATTGGCGTTCAAGTGCTACACGTGCAAATACTTGCCCTTTACGTTCATCAAGCATTTGTGCGGGTTTTGGTATGTCTTCGCAAATTATATCGATGTATTTAGCACCACTACCTGTTCCACCACTGGTTGTACCAACTTGTGTAACATAGAAATCGACTAATTTTAAACCACATACTTTACTCATGTCTGCAACATGAGTATTTGAACTAAGGTTAAGGTCTAATGTGAATTTATTATTTGTACCCGTAATAAAGTTGGAGTCTATTGTTATGTACTGTATTTTTTTAGGTAATTCCTGGAGTGAAACCATCTTGTATTTACTATATAAAAAAATAAATATAAATATAAGCAGTTAAAATGTATACGTTTTATTCTAGTGTATGTCGAATGTTGAAACCATATAATAGTCGTAGTCGTGATTCGAGTAAAGAATTTAAGGAATCAAAATCTAAGTCTAATTCTAGTTCGAGAAAGTCTTCTCATGAATCACTCCCCGATGTTTTACATTTATCTAATGCATATAAAACTATAATAGCTTTAGATGAACAAGGGGAAAAAATTGTTTTAGAAGTGGAAGTGTTTGATCCATTGTTTGCAAGATATAGATAACCTAAGTTAATAAATATAAATAAAGATTTAACATTCTTAATAAATAAATGAAATGGATTACATATACTTACACACCTACGATTACAAACTCGCTTTCTGTCAAGCGACAAATGAACTCTGTGAGGATGTTCAAAGGATTATATGGGAAAAATCTCAAAAATACGACTATGAAAATCTCGTGTGTCCAGGAGCCCCACGAAAAGGAAGAAGAAATCCACGATTCGCAGAGGAAAGACTCCAAACGTTGGTCGGAAAGTGGAGAGAAAGATGGGGTGAGCCAACTTTATAAACGTATGAAATTACTAGCTTATCAAGAGTTTCAATTCCGTGATTTCAAACGTGATGAATATGAGTCATATTGTCTGATTTTATATAAAACAATGATGAATGAGATAGAATATGAAAGACTTAATTTAAAGTACAGAGCCATGTTCGGTGATAAATGGAGTAATTTATCAAAAGAAAATGATGAAATTTTATATGAATACGAATTAAATAAAATTCAGATTCGTATAAATGAGTCGATCAATAGATGTGAAGAATTTAAAAATAAAGAACGTGCTTTTAAGGAAAAGTTTTTTCAAGATCCTAATTATTTAATCAAGGGTATAGATACACTTTAAAAATAATAAGTACCCACTGAAACATGCACTAAGTGTTGTAGAAATAGCCATGTGTAATATATTATTATACCACGCGTAAGTTGAATACATTAATAAACCTGTCATATTTATTACTATAAAAGTTGTACTAATATCTTCAACTTTTTTAGTAGCACGAATTTTACAAATTTGTGGTATTATGTTTATAGTTAATAATGTACATCCTATCCATCCTAGAGTGTCAATGATGTACATATTATTTTAAATGCATATTTTTTATAAAAAATATTTATTTTTTATAAATTATAGTAATGTTGAGTATCATAAACCCTGGTTCTAGAACACTTAGAATATCGTGTCCTACAAAAAGGAAGGAAGGTATAAAAGAGTATGAACATATAAAGAATAAAATAAAAAAATCAACTTTAAGGTACGGTGCTGCAGTTTCTACGTATCATTTTATTTTTCATACACCAATAGACGGTATATCTGCGAGTTTAGGGACTATTGCTTCTTATGTTTATGTAGATTCACTTTCGTCATACGTCGATAATATAGAAAAATCGTTTGGCTTGAATAAAAGGTTATTGGTACCAACGTGTCTTGCATCATTTGAGTCTATATGGAATTCACACGATTTACCTTTTGATTTTAATATGGGAGCTACACTTTTTGGGTTTTTGGTATATAAAATGGCTTTTTATCAGATTTTAGCTGAGGAAATTTTAATGAATAATGAAGACCTAAGTCGTCTAGATGAAATATAAAAAATAAAAGTAAATATTCTAAAATGTCGGTTTTTTACGAATTATTAAGAAAAAACACAAGTCTTGAACAAGTTGAAGAGATGAATGATCTCATTTCTACTGTTGTGAGTAATGGTCAGCTTGATATGGAATTATGGGGACTTAGACCTGACAACAATTTTCCAAGTGAATGCAATCCCATGGATTTTGACTACCTTGGTTTTATTGGTTTAAGTAAGCCCGAAGGAAAGGAAAGTATTCGGTTTGTTGAATTTGTTCATGAAAATAAAGGGTGTGAAGGTATTATGAAACCCTTTCTTGAAAGGCTTGTTAAACACTTGTCTAAAGATGATAAGAAAGACATGTTATTGATTCCGCGTGTCATTCGTTCTAAGTCCAAAGAATTTTGGAAGGAATATTTACATAAATATTTTACTAACATTCAAGACGGTGAAAATTTTATTATTAAGAAAAAAATTCCAGACGTTTTGAATTGGGAAGAACTGACCAAGGTTATTCCTTCTAAGCCATTAGAAGATGAATGTTTTTCCTATAATAATTAATAATCTTACTTAAACAAATAGAATTATAAGTTGTTATACATATAAAATACAATGCCATATCTTACACACGAATTATTAAAAAACTGTACTTCCCTCGTAAAACTTGAACACTTAAACGATCTGTGTTCGAATCTTTGTGGTTTTTCGTCCGATGTTTATGGATTACGCGCCGAATTTGGATATCCATCACATCTTATGTCTAGGACTAATAAAAACTTTATAGCGTATATTGGTATTCATAAAAATAAATTAGAAACGAGTTATGGTCAAGCGCACTTTATTACTTTTTATCACGAACCTAAATCTATTACATACGGAACCGAATTGGGTATTTTGAACTACATGTATGATATTTATATGGATAATATTCACGACGAACTTTCGGAAAATGGGTATAAAGAAAATGAAAATTTTTCGGTTGAACTTTTTCCGTATAGGATAAATTCTAAGAATTGTGAATATTGGAGAACGGTTATCGAAGGTGATTGGGGAGTATGCGATAAAATTTCCCTCGAAGATTTAATTGATGATTATGAATTGAGAAGTAAGGTTAATTGGGATGAACTTTATAACATATTACCGGAAAACATCGACGACATGTACGATGATGACGAATTAAGTGATGATGAGGGATCTTTTATTGATGAAGAAGAAACTGACGATGAACTTGAAGAAGGTGAGATTTTAATGAGTGATTCGGATGCCTAAGTGAATAAAAAATAAAAAATAAAAAATAAAAAATAAAAAATAAAATGCGTCCAAACTGTCCTTACGAGAATTGTTATTGCAGAGCTGGTAAGAACGGATTCTGTTTAAAACACAAGGAGATTGGTGAAGCTGTAGAAGCTTTACTTTTACTTTCTAAAGGAGTTAAAAAAATAAAAACTTGTAATAATTAGTAATGTCTAATGATAATACACTTCAAAAAATATTGACACTTATAGATAATCATTCAGAAGAGATACCGGAAGGTGATTATTTAGATATGTGTAATAAACTTCGTGATATTTATAGAGAACAACAACCCCGCCGCGTTCGTACGCTTCCTAATACTTTACGCATTAATCCAATGGATACGATTTTTCAAAGGTGTATGGTTTTAGTTAGAAGACGTAAAGAATTAAAAAAAAGTTTGTATTTTACTAAACCTCGAATTAGAATTACTCAACGTTTAAAAAAAGAAGCGATCGATGCATACTGCGGTGCTATGGATTTACCTGAGTGTGATACTTTGGAAGAATTATACGCGTTGGGTCACGATCCACTCGATAATTTTTTTGAAGAGTATTTACAATTAACTAATCAACATAGACGACGTGAAAGAGAAAGATATATACAAAAATTAGATGAAATTGAAAATGAAGTTAATAATGTTTGTGATTTTATTACGGCGATACAACGTTTAACGAGCGCGTTTTATGCAGTTCAAGTTGGTGTTGCAGGTATTAATGATTGATTTTGTGTAAATAAAATAAACCTAAGTTAGTTTATATTAATAAAAAAAATAAGTTACTAAAAATGGAAGCACTTACCAGTTTAATGTCTAAAATTGACCTCAATTCCAAGGTTATTCCCGAAGGTGATTATCTTGAAATGTGTAATTCAATTAAGGAAGTTCATAAGGTTTTAAAATATTGTCCAGCAAATATCAATGATTATTCATCATCGGACGATGAAGATTTTAATATAGTACCTGTAATTTCTCCGGTTACACCACCCTTCTCAACTGTAGATAGAAGAAATAACAGGAATAGGTATTATGAAGAAGACGATTTAGCTAATGCAGATGCAGATGCAGATGCAGATGCAGATGCAGATGATGACAATGTTATTACAACCGATCCAGCTGAAAGAGAAGAGTTATTAAATTATATTAACTCGGTACGATTACACGAGAACGATGTTGTTAGAAGAGTATTACCACGTCTTGTGATACCTAATGAGACTATGTATGATGAACGTGGTCCGTTTATTAATGAATTGTCACAAGAAGAACCACGGGGTGAGTTCGATGCATATATGCAGGAAGAATTGGATAAATTGGATGAAGAAATAACAACGAAACTGAAAGAAAGAGATAAATTGAAACCGCGCCAAAGAATTACGGCGGTTGTTCGTAAAGAAGCTGTGAAAAGACGCGCTGGAGAACTCGGTTTTCGATTATCGAGATACACTGTCGGTGCTCTTTTGGATAAGGGACACGATGTAGGAGATGTAAGAAATTTTTACAGATCCTACCTCGAGGATTATAACTATGAAATTGAATGTAGAATAAACGATTTAGATGATGAATTGGATATACTCCGAAGAGATAGAGATGAACTTTTTACTGCAATGAATATTGAAATATAGAAGTTTTTAATTAAATATGATTTTACACCATTTTTCATTAATATTGCCGAAAGGTGAATATTCAAACAATAAATGTATTAACGCACCTGATATAATGAGTACCCATGCACCCTTGTATATAAATTTTTTAATACCCATCACTAAAATATGTAATAAAATTCCGATGAAAAGTGCTTCGAGAATGACTGTAGTAACAGGCCGCATATTTTATATTATGTTATAAGATTATTTTTAAAAATATTATCTCGTGATATATAAAATGATACTTGTTGTTATCATTCTATTTATCATATTATTGATACTTGGAATACGTCGTAATTCTCGGAGTGAATCTTATACAGTTGATTGGGAGGTTAAGAGATGGTTTTATCACATTGGTTCTAAAGAAAAATGTAAGGATTGTAAAACATGGAGACAAGATCGTAGACCACTTTTTACTTTAAAATGGAAGAATGAAGAAGGTGTTGAAAATATTAAAAAATGGATTATTATTTTTAAGGATGATAAAAATAATAAAATATACGAGATAGAAAATAATGAACCAAAGAATTTAAAAAAGGGTAAAACTGTAACTATAACTGTACCACACATATCTGAATTTGATGGATATGTTGATAAAGATATTATAGTGAAAGTTTATCACGATGAAGTTAAATACGTAAATAATACGTATAATACAAAATTTAGGATTACTTCAGAACATATGAACAACGTCAATATAAGACATGGTCACAAGTTTCCGAGTGTTGAAATTAAAAAGAAAGAAGAGGGGTCCGTGGATTGTAAAGGTGAATGGAAAAAAAAGGGGGATAGGAAGAGGGATGATAGGTATAGTTATCAGGATTGGAAATATCAACACTCAGTGGCTAAGAAAGGGGAGGGTAAAGATTGTCACATAGATAATTCTAAAAATATTACTGTAAAATGGGTAACTGATAAAATTCTCCCTATTTTTACACGCGATCCTAATACGGTTAAAAAGTTAGAAACTGAACCGGATTATCACGCTAAAATGACTGATACTTTAGATGATTATACACCCCCTGCACCACCTCCACCTCCAACTCCTATTTATCCCGATTCACATTATGTGTTAAAAGGTGGTCACTGGTATATGATTGGTAATTACAAAAATAGACTTAGAGTCGGAAAAGATAGTATGTTATTTTTTGACGATAGTTTTAAAACCGATGCAAAATCTAAACCAGCTTGTGCGAGTTATTTTTATATTCAAATGGTAAAACCAGAAGGTGATGATAAGGATCAAGCTTTGGGGCCTCGGTTTTGGTTGAAGAGTAGATATACTAAAAGATGGGGGAGAATTACTCGTTACTCAGAGCATGATAAAGATACTCGCGTACATTTTAATATTATTGATTCACCGGATAAATGTTGGGTAAAAACTGCGAGTATATTCCAACTTAAAGATGGTTATTTGTATGCAGATGGTAAGGTATTGAGAAATGGTCAGGAATCACCCTCCAGAACTTCTAATACTAATCAAGTAACATATATGCAGCCTCGTAATAACGATCTTTATAAGGAATTACACGGTTTGAGGGTTCTTCGTCAAGATACGGAGGAAAAGGGGGTAGTAAAATGTATTTTTCCGGGTGAGACTGAAGAACGCCCTGATCCAAGTAAGGATAAAGGGGATAAGGAGATGTGTGTATGGGAAGACTCGAGTTCGAGTGTGGGAGGAAAAGAGGTTGTTGATACTAGGTCCTGTAAGCCCCGATTCACTAAAGATGAATGGATAAGAAAAATTCCTGATCAATATAGAAAAAAAGAATACGAGGAAGGAGTTCAAGAACAAACGGGAACATATGAACATGAAAAATATGGTAGTACTAAAACTGAAGTAAGACCTATACCACAGAAACCAATACCAGAGGGACCAATGAAGATAGGTTTTAATAATGCTATAGATGGTATTAACAAGCAATGTGAAAGTTTAAAACCTGGTTCTAGCTGTGATAACTATGAATATAAAGGTAATGAAAACAAAAATAAATATGGGTTGTCGACGTTTTCAATCCCATCATATTTATTGGGTTTTCATTATTATCAATGGGGGTATCGTAATAAAAACGCAATTAATCCAGCTTGGCATTATTACAAAAACGACGATAAAAGTGCTATTAAGCCATGTAAGACACACGATTCGGAGAAATTGCAAAAAGAAAAAATGAAGGCGTTGGGTATAGAGGAGGGTAATGATAATATTATAATACCCATAGATGGCATGAATCGTTTAACAGAGGTAATACCCATGTTTAAATCGACAAAACCAAACACTGCATCTATGTTTGGGTATGCAAGTATGCCAAACTCACCTACAAAAATGCAATCTGAGATTCTTAGCGATCATAGGATTACAAATATACCACCAGGGTTCGGTGATTCTATAGCCGCTGTTTCGGGTGGTATGGTAGTGGGTGATCGTGCAGCAAATTGTGTCTATGTTTATAAGACTATTAATCTGGAAGAACCTAAAAAATATACTTCCAATAAGAGGTTAGTACAAATTATTAAACCACCACAAGAGATAACTGTGAAAGGTAATAAGGTAACCGGGTTACATAATTTTGGTAGTTGTGTAGCTAGCTTTCGTTATGAGATTGCTGTTACATGTTCGGATAGTAAGAATAAAAATTACGTTCTTATTTACGAGCTAGATACTATGGTTTTGCACAAAGCCGTCGAAGGTAAAAGTTCCGATGCATTTACATACAAATACCCACTTGAACCACTTATGGATAATGATTGTCAATATGTAATTAAGGGTAAAATAAAGAAATTAGGTGATGATAGAAAAGAAATTCCGTATTATAAAGACTGTGATAAAAGTCTTATAGATCTTATAAATAGAAATAATTTTGGTATTTCTATACAGTATATTTCTAGTAATAGACTAGCTGTCGGACAGGGACCATCTTTTTGGATGGATGGACTAACTTTACGAGTTGCAGATGAACGTGTTGTTATTTTTAAAAAGGTTCCACAAAAAGTAGCTGATGGTTGGGAGGTGGCTTGGAAATACGAAACCGAAATAAAAAATCCAGATCCGTATACTGTTAAGAAGGACGGTGCATTGTCATATGAAATACCATTAGGATTTGGAACTTCTATTGCTGGTGGTTGGAACACACTAATGATTGGTAGTTGGGAAAGTGATAACAGAAAGGGTGCTGTACATGTTTATGACTTTGTAGATAATAAATTTAAGCATAAACATAAAATAGTTCGAAGTGACGGTAGGAAAAACGATTATTTTGGTATGGACATTGTGTATATTGAACAACATAAGACCTTGATTGTTAGCGCACCTGGTTCTGGTTATACAGTAGGTAAGGTATATATTTATAAAAAATCAAATAATGGATGGGATGAAAAGCAGGTATTACAGGGGAAATATAATAGTTATGAGTATAGTCCGGGTTCATCACTTCCCGCACAAGAATTTTTTGGGTATTCTATGGCTTCTCACAATGATAATAAATATTTATTGATAGGTGCGCCCGGGGGGAGAGTAACATATAAAGTACTATCTGGAGATAGTGATAAAAAAGCAATGGTGGAGACTTTTAAAGATGGTCGGTCTTCGATAGAACACGTACCTTATGAAGAAACTAAAGGTGATATCCGTGAAGGTTTTGTGTATATGTATAAGAGGCAAAATGATGGTACATATAAATACCATATGATAATACATAGAGGTAGTACTTCGGATTATATTCCTGAAACATCTGCCGCTTTTGGATCTCAAGTAAAATCAGATGGATATCATAACATGATTGCATCAACTTATCCACTTAGTGAGTCTAAGAAATTTACCGAACCTCAAGTGTATTCGGCTAGAACAGATTTCCCACGTCACGTATAGTTGATTAAAAATAAAATAAATTGTTATAATAAATATGATCGTAGCATTAGTGCTCGTTCTTTTCATATTTATTATAATTACCGCAGTGTTATTAATTTTAAAAAAGAAGGGCAAACTTAAAAATTTAAAAACCTTGATTGATAAACAACAGGGGGGAGAAGATGAACAAGTTGAATTTGCACCTTCAACTGCACCTTCACCTCCATTAAAGAGTGAAAAGAAAGATGGAAAGGAAGGGGAAGTGGTGGTAGAGGAAGAGGAAGAGGAAGAGGAAGAGGAGGTAGAGGAAGAAGAAAAGCCATTTTTTTATAATTTTATAACCGAAATGTCTAGTCCAAAGATTTTGAATATAGATGAAGATAAAAGTGGTTTTAAAGTTAAAAAGGTGACTAAATTAAAACATCCACAGGAATGTGATAAACTTTGTATCGAACAAGATAACTGTTCGGGTTTTAAGTTATCTGAAAATTTCGATAATACATTCGATTGCCATATATATCATACACACGATGCATCAAAAAATGCCGATTGTTTTGCAGAACCCTGGAAAACAGATACATGTGTAAAGGATGTAACCCCTAAATCCGATCGTGAATGGAATCGTCTTAATAATGATAAAGGTTACGCTGGTACGTATTGGAAACAGTATATTGAGAAAGAACGTTTATATCCTAAGGAAATACCACCACCTCCACCACCACCTGATTCACCTCCACCACCACCTCCACCACCTCCTCCACCACCTCCTCCACCTCCTCCACCTCCACCTCCTCC